TAATGAAGGCGGTTGACTCAGTTGGTAGAGATCAGCTTATGTCTAATGATAAGTTTGCTGAGATGCTAAGAAAGTTACAGGTTGTACCGCCTACAAAGATAAGTGCTGCGACAGGTAAGGAAGCCTATGCGTTTGCCAAGACCGATGAAGAGTTCAAAGCTTTACTAGAACACCAAGACCCACGAGTACAAACCCTTGTAGCTGCTAGGTTAGGTGTTAAGTCTACGTTGGAAGAAACAAGAACTCAACGTTTCATTGACATTGCCGATCGTGGGTCTATGCCAGTTCCCCTACGCTATTACGCTGCCCACACAGGACGATGGGGTGGTGACGAGAAAGTTAATCTACAAAACCTACCAAGAAATTCTCCTATTAAGTATGCGATCCATGCACCACGTGGCTACAGGATAATTGACTCTGACTCATCACAAATTGAAGCAAGAACTTTAGCTTGGTTATCTGGGCAGAATGATCTTGTTGATGCCTTTGATAGGGGGGAAGATGTATATAAGAAGATGGCAGCTGCCATTTATAATAAAGCGGAAAATGACATTGATAAAGCGGAGAGGTTCGTTGGTAAGACAACGATTCTTGGGGCAGGGTACGGTATGGGTGCGGCTAAGTTTCAGGCACAGCTTAAGACATTCGGGGTACAGGTTGACGAGGAAGAATGCAAGAGGATCATACAGGTTTATCGGCAGACTTACCCAAAGATACCCGAGTTCTGGAGGGCTGCGGGGAAAGCGTTGGATTGTATAAAAGACAATACCCTATCTACACTAGGACGTGATGGTATTTTAGCGATTGAGGGTAGTAAAGGTATCAAGTTACCCAATGGTATGTATGTCAAATACCCTAACCTACGCAAAGTAATTAGTGAAGACGGTAATACAGAAATGGTGTATGATACGAAGAAGGGTAGAGCGACTATACCTAATAGGATATATGGCGGTAAGGTTACAGAGAACGTATGTCAAGCATTAGCAAGGATAGTTATTGGTAAGCAGATGTTGCTGATAGCTAAGAAGTACAAAGTCGTGATGACTGTGCATGATGCGATAGCGTGTATCGTACCAGAGGAAGATGTAGAAACTGCACAAGAGTTTGTTGAGATGTGCATGAAGATAAGACCTGATTGGGGTATGGAGTTACCCTTAAACTGTGAAGCTGGTAACGGTGCAAGTTATGGAGAATGTTGAATGAGAAAATTAAATTTACATGAAAGACTTAGAAGCTTATTTGGTAATATAGATGAATCAGATGGAGAACCTTACTCTTCACATAATGTAAACGCTAAAATAAGAATTCATTTACACAAGGCTATAAACGGTAGAGTTATTGAGGTTCACTCATACAACCCCAAACCAAACTCACATGAATCAGATTGGGATTCTGAGTTTTACCTTGTCCCCGAAGGTGCGTCGTTACATAGCGCAGTGGCTACCGTACTAACTATGAAGAGTATAGCAAATGATTAAACTTATAAAAGATTTTATTTCCGCAGTAACTAGGTTAAATGAAATGCAGGTTGCGGATACTGTCAAGCATCAAAGCCCACACAATACTAACCCATCACTTAAGGTTTCTTTGTATCACGGACTTAACGGTAGGATACTAGAGATAGCAACACATAAGTCTATAAGTCAAGGTCATTTTACTCATTCTGATTGGGACTTTGAATTCTATTCTATCCCTGAAGGTGAGGCACTAAGCACTGCTATAGCTACTGCGTTTACGCTAAAGGGACTTTCAAAGTGACAGTGCCAGCTTGGTCTTACAGCAGTATCAAAACTTTCGATCAATGTCCTAAGAAGTACTATCACTTACGGATACTTAAAGATGTCAAAGATTCGGATACGACTGCGACAGTCTACGGTAAGGAGCTTCACACAGCAGCGGAGTTGTACATACGTGATGGTGTAGAGATACCCCCTAAGTTCAGCTTTATTAAGACGACACTTGAGGCTCTTAACAAGATCGAAGGTGAGAAGCACTGTGAGATTAAGCTAGGTGTAGCAAAGAAGGACGGAGAGTTCACACCATGTGAGTTCTTTGATGAAGATGTATGGTGGCGAGGTATAGCTGACTTACTTATTATTCAAGGTGAGAAGGCTTTCCTAGTAGATTATAAAACTAGTAAGAATGCGAAGTATGCAGATACTAAACAGCTAGACTTGCTTGCAGGTGCAGTATTCACGCACTACCCTCAGGTTAAAACCATAAAGTCAGCACTACTGTTTGTAGTAAGTAACGAGGTGGTACAGAAAGAGCATGATGCTTTATTTAGAACCGCCTATCTATCAGCGATGCAACCAGAGCTAACAAGACTGGAAGCCGCAATTAATAACGATGTATGGAACACTAATTCTGGTCCACTATGTAAGTACTGTCCAGTCGTAGAGTGTCCGCATAATAGAAGAGGTTAATCATGCCGTATGTAACTAAGAAACGCCCGTACAAAAAAGAATATCAGCAACAGCTAGATCGTGGTGAACATGAGACTAGAATGGATAGACAACGTGCTCGTAACGAGATGGACAAGAAAGGTATAGACCGTAAAGGTAAGGACATAGATCATACTATCCCTCTGTCTAAAGGTGGTACTAACGCACCGTCTAACTTGAAACTAAAATCACCCAGTGCTAACAGATCGTTTAGTCGTAACTCAGACCATACGGTTAAAACAAACAAACCTAAAAAATAAAATGCAAATCGTAGATGATAAGTTGTTGGTCGTGCGTACCCGCCGTCCTCACCTAGTAACAGAGAAGATTAAACGTAGCAAAGTTGTACAAGTCCTAGTCGATGGGCTGCATGACGTTGCTGTGTATTGGGGGTTGAAGGAAGCACAAGACTTAGCAGGTCTAAAGATCAAGAACGTACCGTCTACGATTAACCGTGACTACGAATACCCCGGTCAGTTTAAACCTTTTGCACACCAAAAAGAAACAGCAGCATTCTTAACCTTACGTAAGAGAGCATTCTGTTTTAACGAGCAAGGTACAGGTAAGACAGCAGCAGTTATATGGGCGGCTGATTACTTAATGAAGCTTGGTCTTATCCGTCGTGTACTTATCATTGCACCTCTGTCTATCTTAAAGTCTGCATGGCAACAAGACTTATTTCGTTTTGCTGTACATCGTAGCTGCGAGATAGCCTACGGTAAACGTGAAGTCCGTAAAGAAATTATTAGAGGTGAAGCTGAGTTTGTAATCATTAACTTTGATGGTCTTGATATTGTTAAAGAAGACATCTTAGAAGATGGTAGGTTTGATCTGATCGTAGCTGACGAAGCATCTGCTTATAAGAACATGCAGACTAACCGTTGGAAAGCATTGAAGTCTATAGTAACAACTGATACATGGCTATGGATGTTGACAGGTACACCCGCTGCTCAATCACCAGTAGATGCGTATGGTCTAGCTAAGTTAGTTAACCCTGATGGTGTACCTAAGTTCTTTGGTCAGTTCCGTGACAAGGTGATGGAGAAGGTAGGTCAGTTTAGATGGGTTCCACGCCCTAACGCTGAAGTGACTGTACATAACGCACTACAACCTGCTATTCGTTTTGAGAAGTCACAATGCCTAGACTTACCAGACGTTACGTATCTTGAACGTGAAGCACCACTTACCCCGCAGCAGAAGATGTACTACAAGACCCTAAAAGACTTGATGGTTATGGACGCGGCAGGTGAAGAGGTTACAGCTATTAACGCAGCAGTAAAGATCAATAAGCTGTTACAAATTTCAGGTGGTGCAGTTTACTCAGACACTAAAGAAGTTATTGAGTTTGATGTTAGCAATAGGCTAAATGCTGTACAAGAAGTTATCGAAGAGTCAAGCCATAAGGTGTTAGTGTTTGTACCTTTTTCTCATACGATTCAATTACTTAAAGAACATTTAGCTAAGGCAAGCATCAAGGCTGAGATCATTAGTGGTCAAGTTCCTGTGAACCAACGTAACGATATTATTAAACGCTTCCAAGAACAGCAAGACCCTAAGGTACTAATTATTCAACCACAAGCCGCATCACATGGCTTGACACTAACCGCAGCTGATACAATAATATGGTACGCACCTGTCACTTCAGTAGAAACATACCTGCAAGCTAATGCTCGTATCAATAGACCGGGGCAAAAGAATGCAATGACTATCGTGCATATTAAGGGTAGCGAAGTAGAGACAAGAATGTATAGTATGTTGCGTAACAACATTAAGAATCACAATCGAATCATTGAACTCTATAAACAAGAATTATCAGAAAAGTAGATTGCATTGTAAGAAAATAGTGTAATATAGAAGTTCCAAGAAGCCTGAGGGTTAGGATGTTGTGTTTGTTCACTGCATAGCAAAAGCGATGGGAATCCTTTCCCTAGCCCTCAGACTTGTTTGACTAGCCCAGCCGGAGGTGGCGCAAATAACACCGGCAGTGGGAGCTAAGCCCTTCCTTTCTGTATTTAGTAGTACTAGGCTTAGTGATCCCACACTTATACTTAAAAGGAGCTGATATGGAAGATGAAGAAATACCTGCCGAGAAATTGGCAAAGATATACATTAAGATTCGTGATGCTAAATCAGAGTTAGTGAAGAAGCATGATGCAGAAGTAGCCGAGTTAGACGCACAGATGGATATGTTATCTAAAAAGATGCTAGACATTTGTAAAGAAAACGGAGCCGATACAATCAGAACTAAAGCAGGTACTATCATGCGTAGTGTATCCACAAAATACATGACCAATGATTGGGATAGTCTGTATACGTTCATCAAAGAACATGATGCGATTGGTTTACTAGCTAAGGCTATACACCAGACCAACATGAAGCAGTTTTTAGAAGAGAACCCTGATGTTTTTCCACCCGGCATGTTAGTTGACAGCCAATATAAAATCGTTGTGAGGAGAAGTAAATAATGAGCGAAGTCTCTATCTTTAAAAACCGTGCCGTCACAGTAGGCGGTAAGAAGTCCCCAAGTGCCCTGACCCAATCATTGATGAAGTCAAACTCGGGCAGTCGTATCCCACGTATTTCACCACGTAATGGTATGTTCAAGCGTATCGTTAATGGCGAAGATGTAGGTAAGTTAAAGAGTCCTCTGCGTGTAGTCATTGTAGGTGTAGCACCTGCGACAGCACAGCGTACTTTCTATGCTAAGACATGGGATCCAAACGCAGAAGCAGCTCCACCAGATTGCTGGACTAACGATGGTCAAAAGCCTGACGCTAGTATCAAAGCACCACAAGGTAAGAACTGCGAAACCTGCCCACAGAACGTTAAAGGTTCAGGTCAAGGTGATACTAAAGCTTGCCGTTTCAAACGTCGTATTGCTGTGATCTTGCCAGAAGAAGTTGAAGGTAATAACAGTGGTCAGATATATCAGTTTGAAGCTGCATCTAAGTCTATATTCGGTAAGGGTTCAAGCACTGTGTTCCCACTGAATGCTTACATCGACTACATCATTGCTAACGGTGAAGACATCGATGGTGTTGTTACTGAAATCTCTTTCAACGAGAACAATGACAACCAGAGCGTTCTATTCCGTGCAGTTGACTTTGTGGGTAGCGACCCAGACTTAGCTGAAGTTGTGGCTAAAGCAGTTGAAGCACCTGAAGCACTCAAAGCAGTTATGTTGACTCCCGGTGCTATTGACAAGGGTGAGACTGAAGCCCCTAAAGCTATCGCAGCACCACAGGTAGCCGATGAACCAGACGAGCCAGTAGCTGCACCTACTAAGCGAACCAGTAAGAAACCTGAAGTAAGCGAAGCACCTAAAGCCAACCTAGCCGATGTGGTTAGTGCTTGGAGCGACGACTAAACTAACTGTCCCGCACGTAGCGGCTTGGGGGGCTTGCCCCCCTTTTTTACCTCTATAAAAATACATGGCTAACTTTGACCTATTAGATACAGTACTTGCTACCGAAGGGTGGTACGCTGTTGTGGGGATTAAGGAAAAGTCAGTACTACAAGAATTAGTTCAAACTCGTGAAGAAGTAGACGCATTAGTAGCTAAGTTTCTAGCAGCAGAACGTAACGTATATTTTGGATGTGCCAAGTACGAGACGGGCGAGAACCGGAAGAAAGACAATGCTAAGTACTTCAAAACATTCTGGATGGACATTGACTGTGGTACGGATAAGGCGGTACCAGACCCCACGACTGGAAAGATTGACGGCTATATAGACCAAGCTACAGGCTTAGCCGAGCTACAAAGATTTTGTAAGACCTTAGGATTACCAAGACCAACATTAGTTAACTCAGGACGTGGTATACACGCATACTGGGTGTTGGATGAAGTTATATCAAGAGAAGAATGGGAGCCTGTATCTAACCGATTACATGCACTGTGCGACATACACAACTTGTTGGCAGACCCCTCGTGCTTTGAGGCTGCGCGTATCCTGCGTATACCTAACACGTTAAACTTTAAAGATTCACCCCCCTCTAATGTAGAGGCAATTTCTTTGGGTAAGACCACAAGTCTTGCTCAGATGCGCGAGATACTAGGTGTGGTGGATGAGCCTAAAAAGCTTTTCACCCCTCGCCCATTGCGTCAACGTAGTGCTTTGACCATGTCCCTTATGGGTAATCGTGTGTCGAAGTTTAAGACAATTATGATTAAGTCAGCACAAGGTCAGGGTTGTCAGCAGTTAGTCCATTGCTATCAGAACCAAGATACCATTAGCTACAATCTATGGCGTTCGGCTTTGTCAATAGCGGCTTTCTGCGAAGAAGGTATTAACGCTGCACACAAGATGTCTGAGAACTATCCGGGGTATGACCCTGAGGAAGTGGATACAAAAGTCCATGACCTACAGCGCAACGGTGGTCCACATTTCTGTGAGACGTTTGAGAAGGAAAACCCTAGCGGGTGCGATGGCTGTATACACAAAGGCAAGATCAAGACCCCTATATTATTGGGTAAAGAGATTGCACGTGACGAGCCAACGGAAGAAGGCTATGTAGTTGAGGTGGAAGCGGAGGAAGAGGAAGTAGTTGAAGAGTATGTAATCCCTACGTACCCATTCCCATTCTACAGAGGTAAGGCAGGTGGTATATACAAGCAAGCTAAGGATGACGATGCTGAAGATGATCTAGTCTATGAGCATGACTTGTATGTAGTTAAGCGTATGAAAGACCCAGAGCTGGGTGAGGTTGCTTTGATGCGCCTACACCTGCCACGTGACGGTGTTGCTGAGTTTACTGCACCACTTGACCACATCATTGCTAAGGATGACCTACGTAAAATCTTGGCTAAGCGTGGTGTAGCAGGGTACCCGAAACAGATGGAACTACTAGCACAGTTTGTGTTAGCTAGCATAAAAGAACTACAGCTTGAACGAAAGGCGGAGCTTATGAGAACACAATTTGGATGGGCAGATAACGATAGTAAGTTTATTATTGGAGACCGTGAGATAACAGCAGAGGGTATATATTACAGCCCACCTTCATCGCAGACTGCGGCTATAGCACACTATATGACACAAGTAGGTACATTAGATGCGTGGAAAGAATGCTTTAACATGTATAATCGACCCGGACTAGAACCAAACGCATTTGCTGCGCTGACAGGAT